CAAACTGAAAGAAGCGGTCGGCAAGTACGAAGGCCAAGTCGCTGAGAATGGCAAGGCGGCTGAATCTGTGCGCGCTGATGTGAAAGCGTTGTCAGAGGAGTTCAAGCAAGCGCTTGAGTCCAGCGTTGAGATGCAGGATCGGCTCAAGGAGCTAGAGCAGAAAGCTGTAGATGGCTTTAAGGGCAACGAAACCGAACAGCATAAAAGCTGGGGTCAGTCTTTCGTAGAGTCCGAGGCGTTCAAGGGCTACAAGGATGGCGGATCTGGGATGAAGGCGCGAATCGAGGTCAAGAATACCATTCTTGGCGAAGGTGGATCTCCTCAGAATCCCGTTGATACTATCGTGCAGGCCGATCGCTTGCCAGGTATTGTTCCCGGCGCGTTCCGCTCGCTCAATGTATTGGACTTCGTGCCTATGGGTGTGACTGGCTCAAACCAGATCGAGTACACCCGTGAGGCAAGCTGGACAAACTCAGGAGCGGAAACCAAGGAAGGCGCAAGCAAGCCTGAATCCGCGCTTACGTTTGAGCTTGTTAACGACCCTGTGCGCACCATTGCTCACTTCATCCGCGCCTCTAAGCAGGTTTTGGACGATGCGCCTATGCTACAGAGCTATATTGATCGACGTATGCGTCACGGCTTGCAGGCTCGCTTGCAGTCGCAGATCCTTAAAGGTAACGGCACTAGCCCTAACATTTCCGGACTGTCTGCTTCTGGTCGTCACACTGCTTTCACGCCAGAGACTGGCGAGATTGCATTGGACAGCTTAAACCGCGCCAAGTACGCGATTATCGGCGCTGACTACCAGCCAAACGTGATCATTATGAACCCTGCCGACTTCGGTGCAATTGAGCGCCTCAAGTCCACTACTTCCTCTAATGATTACGCTGCGGGCGGCGGTGCGGCCCTGTCCTACATTAACGGCGGCATGACTCCGCTGTTTTGGGGCTTGCCTGTTGTGACGTCTAACGATGTTGCTTCGGGCAAGTTCTACATGATGGACAGCAACGCTATTCAACTATTCATGCGTCAAGGCGTCACTGTTGAGATGTTTGAGCAGGATGCGGATAACGTGACCAAGAATCTGTTGACTATCCGCGCCGAAATGCGTGGCGCCTTGGCGGTGTACACACCTCTAGCTGTACGTTATGGTAGCTTGGTTATCTAAACGATAGCCAATCGAGTTTCCGGCTCTGCTTCGGCATCCGGCATTCGAGACTGCACAAAGGTCCGCCCAGTGCAGCAGCCCCGCCTAGAGCAATCTTCGCGGGGCTTTTTTATGCCTGAAATAAAGTGTTGACTAGCTATAAGATGGGCTGCTATGATAATAATTGAAAATAAAAGGAGGTAATATGATTAACAAACAACAAAAAGCAGTTTTGAGGCCCAAAGAAGCGGCAAAGTATCTTGGCTTTAGCACTACTACGCTGTGGAGAAAGGAAAAAGAAGATCCTGACTTCCCTAAAAAGATCACATTTTTCATTAGATGCTGCGGGTATTTACGTTCAGACCTTGATTTGTACATACAAAAGAAAATGGGGGGGCAGATATGAAGCCTTCTTTGCGCGATAATAAAGTTTATGAAAATGATGAAATTGGGTCAAGCTGGCAGGACGCAAAAAAAAGAAATTTGCATGTGTATTTTACTGGCAGAAAATGCAAGTTTGGTCACCTTGCATTAAGGCGGGCAATTTCTGGTAATTGCTCTGAATGTATGAAAACCGTTCACCGAGGCAAAATAAATTTGCGCAGAATGGAATTGAATAAAAAGAAAGGATATGAAGAAAGATGGGAAATAAAAAACAAAATAAATGAAAAATCTAGGGAGGGCGCAAAAAATCACAAAAAAAAATGGGATGGAAACTCAATATCTTTAATTCTGTCTTCGGATGAAGATAATAGATACTTGCTTAGCACGTCTGAGCTATCAAATATTCTTGGGAGGACTCACAGGGCAATTGAAAGCGCCAGACGAAACCACAAGAAAGAATTAGAACCAAAAAAACAAGCCACAGAAGTCGGCTATCGCAGTCTCCGACAGATTGTCAACGATCTAAGATTAGAAAGGGATATCGCTAATGGATAACAGCGAAATACTGCAATACCTTGCTGAGCAAATCAGGCAAGAGGCAATAACGCAAGCTGATGACAGTGTGCAGGCTCATGCTTTGGAGATAATGCGGCTTCCACGAGAACTGCAAACTATGAAAGTGGATGACTGGGAGAAATACAAAAAAAGAACAATAGAAAAATTGATAAAACAGAGATGCCTAGAGTTGGCAAGGTCAATCTAACCAAAGCCCCTTTATTGGGGCTTTTTTGTGCTATAATATGGAACGGAGGTTCAATTATGGACGTTAAAGTATTAAGACCGTTTATTTCGACAATGCACGGAGATGTACAAGCAGGGCAAACTCTGCAAGACATATCACCAAGCCTTGCGGCTCAGTGGGAATCAATCGGCATGGTTGAGCCAGTGCGTACCACATACGACACCAAGGTAGTGCAGGAGGTGCCTAAAGTCGGGGACATCCCTTTAACGCATGGGCCGGACAGCGAGTCTTCGTCGTCGCCAGTGGCCCCAGCCTCACAGAAGCAGACGCGCAAGCCATCAAAGGCGAAAAAGTAATTGTTGTTAACTCCACGGTTAAGCTATTGCCGTGGGCTGATGCTTTGTACGCTTGCGATCAAAGTTGGTGGGAAAAGAACAAGGAATTATGGCAGGACTTCGGCGGCCTGAAGTTTACTTGGTCGCGACAGGCGGCTAATCTTTACGGGCTTATGTACACGCCAGGAACAAAAGCAGACGGACTAGGCAAGGTGCATATTCACGCCGGGGGCAGCTCTGGCTACATGGCTGTAGGGCTTGCGTACCTTTTAGGCGCGGCTGAAATCTATCTGCTAGGCTTTGATATGCAAATGACGGGCGGTAAGACGCACTTTTTTGGCGATCACAAGAAAACCAGCAACCCAACAAGCGATATGTTGTCTAAATGGGTGCTTTGTTTTAACGATATTTGGGCAGACCTTGATGCCATAGGGATTCCTCTAATCAATTGCACTCGTGCAACAGCACTGACCATTCCAAAAATGCAGCTAGAGGACGCGATAAATGCCCCAAAGCCCCGCTGAATACTGGCAATCTAATCGAGATTTAGTTCATATCACTCCACCGGGTGTGCGATTCCCCGAGACCGGGCTGTACGAGGCGCTGCGCGAGGCCGTTACAGGCACGGTGTTTGAGTTCGGCTGCGGTGATGGGAGATTGTCGCCAGCGTTCAGTCACGATTCTTACACGGGCTATGACATCAACGCTGCGGCACTGGATGCGGCCAGAAAGAATAACCCGGCGCACAATTACGTTACCGAATGGGCAGATGCCGACACGTTTCTAGCGTATACCGTATTGCTACACGTACCGGATGACGAAATACAGGCAATAATCGACAAAGCAAAGCAATATAAACATATTGTAATCGGTGAAATCATGGGCAGGCAGTGGCGAAGGCCCGGAAATCCTCCCGTATTTAACCGCGACCTAGAGGAATATGTCGAGATGATAGGCAGGCCATATAAAGTATTAAGCGTTCCATATCCGCGTTACGGGTGTTACTTGGAGCTAATAGCGTGCTGACCGTGGTTTGTGTGCTTAAATCCGGAGGCTGTTATACGCCGGAATACGTCAAAAGGCTTAAAGATGGCGTAGATAATAACCTTTCAGGGCATAATTTCGTGTGCTTGTCTGATGTTGAGGTTCCGTGTGATCGAATAGATCTAGAGAAGGGTTATCATGGCTGGTGGTCTAAGATCGAAATATTCAAACTCTCCGGCCCTGTCTTGTATATCGACCTAGACACTGTAATCACTGGTGACTTGACCGAAATAGCAGAGTATCCGCACACATTCACCATGCTCTCGGACTTCTACTACCCCGAAAAGCCCGCAAGTGGTATAATGGCGTTTAACGGAAACTATCGTTCAATATTTGACGATTATGACCCATCGGTTACTTATTCCGGGCATGGCGATCAAGGATATATAGCCGAAAAGGTGAATCCAGAAAGATTTCAAGACCTGTTTCCCGGTCAAATTGTGAGCCGTAAAGTACAGCAGACACGAAACAGCAGTGAGCGCATAGTGTGTTTTCACGGCCAGCCAAGGCCGCACAGTGTAGGGTGGAGCGTATGAGTTGGAAAGTAACGACAAAGCCGGACTTTTACCCGGTCACGCTAGCACAGGCAAAAGAATATTTGCGCGTCCAGCATACGGCTGAGGATGATATTATAACCCGCTGCATCGAAGCGGCTTATGATTACTGTGAGCAGGAGTTAGACTTAGCGATTCTTGAGCAAACGATTACATTAAAGCTTGATGGCTTCCCTGCTGGCCGCACGATCACACTGCCGAGAACAAATCTGCTTTCTGTAACGAGCGTTTCTTATCTGGATGTGGACGGATCTAGCCAGTCCTATACTGATTACGTTGCCGATGAATACGGAACACCTGCGCGTATAGTGAATAACGTAGATTATTGGCCCGAAACTAAAGACGTAGCTAACGCTGTGACGATTACCTATCAAGCTGGATTTAGCGAGACTGGCACCGGAGACACACACTCTACGCCCAGCGCAATAGTGCATGCCATGAATCTGCTTGTGACACATTTTTACGATGTGCGAAGCTCGGTAGTCGTTGGGTCTGGCATTACCTCAACAGAGGTGCAAATGTCCGTTACTGCGCTGCTTAACAAGTACCGGAGACTAGGGCTGTGACGCACAGGGCTGGAGAGCTAGATCAACTAATCACGATTAACCGAGAGGTGAGAACATCTGACGGAATGGGCGGCGATACCGTTGCGCTAACGGCTGTTGCTACCGACCTTTTCGCGCATGTTCGCCCGCGCTCCGGCAAAGAGGTAGGCTTGCACGACAGGGTCGAGGCTGCTGCCATGTATCTGTTCGTGATTCGCTACAGGTCAGACTTGCAAGAGGATGATCAGATAGTGTGGAACGGGAAAACGTACAATATCCGCGCTATCTTGACTCGCGGCGGTAGGAGCATGTTTTTAGAGCTAGACGCGGAAAGGGGCGTGACGCAATAATGGGCAAATCCAGCTTCACAAGCACCCGCGCACGTATCAAGCTGCGCCGTATACTGACGGAGGTTGACGCCGGAATTAGGCCAGCCATGCAGGACTCTGTGAATAAGCTGCAAAAAGAGATAATGCAGAACGTGCCTGTGAATACCGGAAACCTTAAATCGCTGATTACCTCGCACGTTGCAAAGAACGGGCTACGCGGAGAGGTTGGATTAAGAGGTAAGAAGGCTAGGGAGAAGGGATTCTATGCTCGATTTATTGAATATGGAACAAAGGGTCACAAAGTAGACGCAAGCAAGAAAGTGCTTTCTAGCGGCAGCAATACTTTCGGCACTAGTGCTAACATCCCGGCTCAACCAGCAAGGCCATTTTTGCAGCCTGCGTGGGATAATGAAAAACATGGTATAATAGCGAGAATTAACAAGGTTATTGAAGGTTCGATCAAAAAGGCTCAGTCATTATGACCGATCGTTCCATGGAATTTCAAACTGCTGTATATTCTGCGCTTAATACCGCGCTTTCTGTGCCTGTTTATGACTCTGTTCCTCAAGATGCCACGTATCCTTATGTGACGATTGATTTTCAGGACGACGCGAACGCGGATTATTTGAGCGAACGCAAGACACGAAAGCTGATGTATTTCGCAATCTGGTCGGATTACAGGGGGCAGAAAGAAGTATTGCAGATAATGGGCGCGATTGATACGGCCCTGCATCAAACGAAACTGGACCTAAGTGGCGGGACGGTGGCTCAACTGATGGTTGTCTCTAAAAGGACAAGCCGAGAGCCTGACGGAGTAACTTACATGGGCCAATTACGGCTTTCTGCTTTAATCGAACACTAAAGGCACTTTGGAGGTGCAAATTATGTCTGTATTCACGATGGCTAATGCTAAATTTTATGTAGGCACCACTGCGGTGGCCGATGACTTGACCAGCTACAAGGCTGATACCTATGTCGAGGTTGGAGAAAGCCAGACAATCAGCGACCTTACTGATGCGCAGAACTTTGCGCAGTTTGCGGCACTTGCTGACTCTCGTGTGCGTCAACTTAAGACGACTCGCGAAGGCCAAAGCATTACGCTTACTTGCGGCTTTGATCCCGAAGATGCTGGTCAAATTGCCATGCGCGCTGCGGCTGCGGTTACAAAGAATACGAATTACAATTTCAAACTTGTCTACAATGACGGTACTACCACTGGGACGACCGTTTTCTGGTCCGGTCTTGTCGGCAATGATCCGTTCCCCGGTGGTGCTAATGAGGACGTTGCCACTGTAGACTTTATGGTTACGAACAACACTGGCTTTGTAGTGGAGGCGCGTACATGAGTTTGAACCACGGCACTATTGAAGTGACGCTTGATGGCGAGGTTTTCGAGCTTCGTCCAAGCTTGATGGCGATGAAGAAGATCCAGACTCGCTTTGGTGGATTGCGCGGTGCTTTGGAGGCTCTTGGTCAGTTGAATGTAGAGCATATCGGCTACATTGTTGGCGCCGGGTGCGGCGCTAAGCCTGCGCAGGTCTCCGATATTGAACAAGCGGTCTACAATCAGGGTATTGCTGACGCAACTGAGCAGGTGGTGCCGTTCGTTACTGCCCTGATGAATCCAAAAGGTGCTGCCGAAGAAAAAAAGCACAACCCGGAGAAGTAAAGTCCTACTCTGAGGACGAGTATCTTGAGCACGTTTTTGGAATTGCGACAGGGTGGCTAGGATGGCCCCCTGCCGTAGCGTGGGACGCAACGGTGCCGGAGATAAACTGCGCGCTTGATGCCAAGATAAAGTGGATTAAGATGACAACTCCGGGCGCGGAAAAACAGAAGGAAAAACCGAAGCCTCTCACCGGTCTGCTTAGCCAGATCATATCTAAGCCGGGAACTAAAGTGTATGGCGACTGATGTAGCTGATCTGCTGTTACGGATAGACGCGACCACGGAAGGTCTACGCAGGGAGCTTAAAAAGGCTGAGTCTGCGGTGCAAGGTGGCGCCCGCCAGATAGACAAAAGCACAAAGCAGATAGACAAGCGTTTCGAGTCTATGGGGATGAATGTCTCCAAGGCTATCGGAACAGTGGTGAGGGCTGCGGCTGCCATGGGAGCGGCACTATCTGTGCGCGAGGTTATCAAGTACGCTGACGCATGGCAGAACGCCACAAACCAACTCAAAACAGTACAGAAAGAAACTGAGGATCTCGCTGTCACTCAAAATAAGCTTATGCAGGTGTCCAATGACACCCGCTCCGGCTTTGAGTCTACCGCAAACCTATACACCAGATTATCAAGGGCGACCGAGGCTCTGAATCTAACTCAAGACGAGCTTATCGACCTGACTGGCACTATTAACCAGTCTTTTGCCGTGTCTGGCGCTACAGCAACTGAGGCCGCGAACGCGATAACGCAGCTATCACAAGGCTTGGCGGCTGGCGCGTTACGCGGCGAAGAATTTAACTCCATCTCCGAACAGTCTCCTATTCTGCTTGATGCTATTGGCAAGTCTCTGCGAATGAGCAGAGGAGAGCTTCGTGCTTTTGCTGCCGATGGAGGCATTACGTCCGAGGTTATCGTTAAGGCGCTGAAAGAGTCTGCCGGTAGCATAGACGAAACCTTTGGCAAAATGACCGCTACTTTTGGTCAAAATATGCAGGTTGCACAAAATAATCTGCTTGCCTTTGTTGGCTCCGCCGATATGGTGCAGGGCGCTGCTGGCACAGCCGGGGCAGGAATAGCTAAACTGTCTGAACATCTTGATGATGTTGGCAAAGTTGCCGGTATTGTTGCTGGGATATTTGCGGCCAGATTTACTGCTAGCGTGGTAGTGGCTGGAGCGGCACAAGCTACCGCGATGGCTCAATCAATGGCTTATCAGGCGGCACTTGCTCGGATGGCTGGCGTCTCTGCTGTTGCTGCGGCTTCGCAAACCGCACTAGCTGCCGCATCAACTGCCGCAAGCAGGGCGCTGATGATGATTGGCGGGCCTGTTGGGGCTGCGCTTATAGCGGCTGCTGGCGCGTATTATCTCATAGATGCTTTGATAGAATTAAGGGCGCAATCCTATAGGCTGGCTGGTGATGATTTCGCGAAGCAGTCTTTGGATGCAATGTCACTATCGGCAGAGCAGGCTTCGGCTAATATCTTGTCAACAAAGGACAGAATGTCGCTTTTGCGGGCGGAGCTTGCAAGCGCGTCAGAGATATATGGCGAAAACTCAAAAGAAGCGAATGCGCTGAACAGGCAGCTTGACCTGCAACAAAATTGGCTCAACTTAAATAAGCTAAGGTTAGGAGAGCTTAATGCACAAGTAGAAAAAAACACACGCAACTCTGTGGCTTTTACAGATAAAACCATAGACATGGTAGACGCTCTCGAAGCACAAATGAAAGCGCTTTACATGACTGAGCGAGAGCAAGCCGTGTTCAGCGCAGGGTTAAAAGCAATAGCCAACGGAGATGGGCCTGACGCTATAGCCACTGTTGAAAGATTGGCGGGCGAATACTATGATGCAAATGAATCGCTGAATCAGTGGAATGACTCAATAGATGAATACCTAAAAGAGCAGGAAGATGCGCGTAAAGCGGCGGAGCGCAATAAAGAATCTATTGCAGAGACGATAGCAAAGCTTGAGCAAGAACAGCAAGCGCTTGGCATGAGTGCGCGCGCACAAGCGATATTTAACGCGACGATTGCAGCGGCAAACAATCCAGATGCGCTCCCCGCTGAAATCGCAAACATCGCAGAGCTGACAGCCGTTAATTACGACCTTGCAGCGTCTAGCGGCGCTGCTGAGAAAGCGGCAACAGAAGCGGCAGAAAAGTCCAAGAAAGCGTGGGAAAATACGCACGATTACCTATCCGGCGCATTTGTTGACTTGATGAATAACGGCGGAAATGCTTTTGATAATATCGCCAAGGCTTTTGAACGAACGGTACAAAGAATGGTTGCTGAGTGGGCTGCATCTGGATTGATGGGCATGTTCGCTGGCGGCGGGCTTAGTGGGTTTAGTATCGGCGGCGGTGGTTTGGGTGGCATAGCTAGCACCATAGGCGGGCTGTTCGGCGGCGCATCTAAAGGCGGCGTAGTTGGTGAGATTGCTAAGGGCGGAGTGGGTGGGCTTGCTGGCGCTGGCGGTGCTGCTAGTGCTGGCGGTGGCGTATTGGGCGCGCTTGGCGCAGTACCTGGATGGGGTTGGGCGTTAGCTGCAGGAGGTCTTGCCGCTGCCGCGCTAGGAAACAAGAGCACCCCAAGCGCAAACGCTGGAATGCTAATCAGGCCAGTAGGTGACGGAGATCGTCAGTTCGACGTGCCTGCATTCGCTTCTGGATTTGATCCTGTTGGATTTGCGCGCCGTGAAGATCAAGGGGTAGCCTCACAGGTTATCGACGTATTCCGCGCAGATGACGCGGCACTAACAGCGCTTGCAAAGGCTTCTGGAATAAACGTTTCATATAACGCTAATAATTTCGGAGGCTTTAACGAGAAGGGCAACGGAAATGGCTTGTTCTTCGGCACCGCAAACGAGGACGGAAGTAATACTGCAGTTCCGATAGACCAGCAACGAACGCAGTTTGTCTCGCAGTGGATAAAAGGCTTAAGTGGCAAGGTCGATCAATCGCTCATACAGGATGTGCTAGGCCAAAGCAGCGCAGACGCAATGATTTTGCGCGCAGCACAGTTGGCTGGCGTCGATGGCTCACACGCAAACGGACTAAACCGCGTACCGTTCGACGGATACCGGGCAGCACTGCACACTAACGAAGAAGTACTAACGGCTAGCGACCCACGAAACCAGAACAACGGAGGCGGCATGATTGCTGATATGAAGGGCATGATTGCAGAGATGCGGCAGGTGGCCTTCTACACAAAGAGAACGAGCGATCTATTATTGCGCGTAACGCGAGACGGTGAAAGCCTTGTGACGGTGACAGCATGAGAGTGATCCCGCCGATAAGCATAACTTCGATAACGTCCAGCACGGTGCCAGAGGAGGTCGCCGCAACGTATAACGCTGGCACCACATACGCTACTGGTGATCTTGTCGGGCTGGCATCGACGTATGGCGCGGCTCAAACCGTTTGGCGCTCATTGCAGGATAGCAACACAGGAAACACGCTTGCAGAGGGCGCTTGGTGGACTGAGGCTGGCGATGTTTATCCTGTCTACAATTCCGGCTCATCTTGCGATACAGGGGGAATAGTAACCGACCTAGCAAGCCATAGCTTGTATGAGTCTCTTGTGGACTCAAACACCGGAAACGCACTTAGCGACACAGTGAAGTGGAAGTACATAGGAAAAACAAACAGGTGGAGGATATTCGATTACACGCGCAATAATAAAACGTCCGTTCCACTTACGTTTACTGTTGTATTCGCTCCAGGACAGCGCATTGACTCGATTGCATTGGCAGGGGTCGTGGCTAACTCATACTCAATAACAGTGACAAGCGTAACGGGTGGCGGCACAGTCTATACGTCATCTGGAAGTCTTAACACGCGCAATACATTAACGTGGTCTGAATACTTTTTTGGCGAGTTTGGAACAATGCCGTCGATTGCGCTGTTTGATATACCGCCTTACTCAGACAATATTGTGACCGTAACGCTAACGTCAACATCTGGACAGGCTGCGGCTGGCGCGCTGGTTGTTGGAACGTCCGTTTACCTAGGCGGCACACAGTACCGGGCTGTGTCAGATGTGTTGAACTTCTCAAGCGTAGAGCGCGATGCCGATGGAAATGCTATACTAACGCAGAGAAGGAACATTCCAAAAACTCGGCAAGAGGTTTTAAGCGACAAGGCGCAAGTGAATAAGATCATAGAAGTGCGCAAAGAGCTAAACGCAACGCCTGCAATCTGGTACGGCATAGATAATACGGCTGACGGTTACTTCGAGGCTGTTTCGATACTTGCGTTTTACAGAGACTTTCAAATAAATTTAACTTATCCAGAAAACGCAATACTCAGCATCGAGCTTGAGGAGGTTTAATGTCAACTATCACGGAAACAATACCATCGCTTGGCTCGGTGCCAACCACGGCAGATCCGGCCACGTTTGACTCAAGGGCCGACACGCTGCTTGGTACCGCATTGCCAGCCGCTATCACGTCAATGAACACTGCGTTCGGGCAGGTTAACACTGTGTCGGGTGAGGTTAATGCAAACGCTGTATTGGCCTCAACGCAAGCCTCAAACGCAAGCGCAAGCGCTGTACTGGCTGACGCATCCGCAGACGTTGCGGCAGGCATAGCAAACTACGCTGGCGCATGGTCACTGCTGACTGGCGCTAAAACCGTGCCGCTGTCTGTAGATCACGCCGGAACATTTTGGATACTGCTTGAGAATACATCGGATGTAACAGCCGACGAGCCGGGGGTGAGTGCTAAGTGGGCGCGGGCTTATGGGCTGGGTCAGGTATACGAGCGGTCAAGTAACGTCGAGCTAGCCGCAGAGGATACCGGCAAGATCATCGAGTACACTTCTGGCACGTTTACGCAGACGTTCGACGCGGCGGCTAATCTTGGGTCTAGCTGGTATGTTTATTTGCGCAACTCTGGCGCTAATGTAACGCTCGATCCAGATGGCGCCGAGACAATAAACAAGTCTTACATTGGGCCTGAGCAACTGTATCTTGTATTATACGATACATCGTCATCGCTAAAAGTGATTGACCTCACCCCTAGTGCGCAAAAGCTTGGAAGGACTGTTGCTTTTGAGGATAGCGGGACGTTCACCGCTGTAAAAACAGGATGGCATCGAGCCACCGTTGTTGGTGCTGGCGGTGCCGGAGGCATATCATGGAACGATGATGTTAATTCGGTTGGTGGCGCTGTAGGCGGAGCGGCTGGAGGCTTTGTAATTAAGGAGTTTTACTGCGTAACTGGCAGTGAATACACTGTAGTAATAGGGGCTGGTGGGGCTGGTGTGTCAAGAACTACTGATGGCGCCACAACAGGAAACGCTGGCGGAAACAGCACATTTACAGGATTCGGCGTTGCAATTACAGCTAACGGCGGTGGTGGAGGTCTTGCGTCAATAACTGCCGGAGCGCTTGCCGCATCGACTGGTGGGGCGGCCACTGGCGGAGATGTAAACAACACTGGCGGGGCTGGCGGGGCGGTAACAACAACAAGCGCGCCATCTCAAAGCAGGGGCGCATCTGGCGGCGGCGCTGTCGGTATTGATGGCACAGGGTACGCATCTGGCGCAGTCACGATAACAGGAAGCTCTAGCTTCGCGGCCACTGGCGGCGCTGGAGTTGGTGGGGTTTCTGGAACGGCAATCTCTGGCACATCTGAGAATAGCGCATCTGGTGGCGGCGGATCTGCTGGAGCATCTGCCAATGCAGCTAATACGCAAACATCTGGCGGTGTTGGCTTTTCCATTTTGAGCGTATTGCAGCTTAACGGCACGGGCGGAGCTGGAACTACTGGCACCGGCGCGGTCGCCACAGGTAACGGCGGTGCCGGGACTGGCGGAGTTGTAACCGGAAACTTCCCAGCAGCATTAGCGCGGCTTTTCGCAGGAAGCGGGGCGAAGTCTGGCAACCTGTCGTCAACCGCTCTAACCAACGGAGCCGGAGGAATTGGCGCCGGAAGCGGTGGCGTGGCAGTATACCAAGACGCAGCAAATGCGGCGGCATCAGGCGATGGCGGAAGTGGCCTAGTAATAGTGGAGTATTAATAATGTCAACTTACCAAGTAATAAACCGTGAAGGCGAAGTTCTGAACTCGATTGAGGCAAGCGAGAAGTTCATGGAGAAGCATTACCCGCCAATGCCAGTTATAGCAGACAACAACGAGGGCCCGGACGAATTCTGGCCGCAATATCGTATTGTTGAACGCCCACCAGCACCAACCCCCACAATAACAGTCTCAATGCGCCAAGCCCGTAAAGCACTAGTGCTATCGGGCATTACGCTAGAGTCTGTGTACCAGGCAATAGAGGCTATACCGGACGTTCAGCAACGACAGCTTGCTGTGATTGATTGGGACTTCGCCGACACTGTATCGAGTAACTCCGATCTAGTGATCGCCCTTGCGCCAGCTTTAGGAATCAACGATATTGAAGCATTGTTCAAATTCGCGGAGACGTTAGAATGATCGTAAAGCCTCGCAATCCGTTGATTACACTGCCGACTACTTATGCCGTATCCATGACCGCAGGAGCGGGGACGGGTATTGTGGTGGCGGATGGGGTTGAGGTTAATCCTGGGGCTAGTGATTTCGCGCTATTTTGGCGCGGGGATTTCCTTGGCGGCACCAAGCACCTTATGAGCAAGGTGGGTTCTCAGTATTACGAAATGGTCATCATGTCAGGCGGCTTTCCTCGCATGGCTCTTGCTGGCTCTACAGGCTCGCCTGAAAACGTAACACTTGCACAATCCGTGACAGGCACTAACGGGCTGCTTGTCGGCGCTTTGCGCAGAGGATCGCCAAATGACACAGTTGAGTTTTATTGGAACGGTCTCCCGGTAGGAATCGCCCAAACGTCAGCCAAGGGTTCAATCAGCAATACGGCTGTGCTCGGGATAAGCGGAAGACCAATCAGCAACTTCACCGACGAGACAATCACCATCGAAGCGGGC